ATTGTAAGAGTACGCACACCGGGTGCTGTTAACCCTCTGGGAACACCACAACTAGACCAGAATTCTTTTAACATGCTAGGGTATTTAGATAGCATTAGAGAAGAACGAACTGGTGTTAGTAAGCAGTCAATGGGTCTATCTGAGGGTGCGTTAAAGTCGCATCAAACTGCTACAGGTGTCGGTCAAGTTATGACTGCTGCACAGCAGAAAATAGAATTAATAGCTAGAGTGTTTGCTGAAACTGGTATGAAAGATTTAGCAAACTCTGTTTACATGTTAGTACAGAAGTACGAAAAACCTGAAAAACTTGTAAGACTAAACAACAAATGGACTACACTATACCCACATGAGTGGAAAGAAAAAGTAGATTGTGTAGCACAAGTTGGATTAGGATTTGGTAACAAAGATATGAACCTAATGCATTTAGGTAGGTTGTCACAAACAATACAAATGATTGCTGGACACCCAGCAGCCGGTATGTTACTTAAGCCAAAACATGTATATAATTTAGTAGCTGAGCAAATAAAAGCTATGGGTATGAAAAATGTAGACGATTTTATACAAGACCCGGGAGAAGAAGATGTACCTCAGCAACAAGGGCCTTCTCCAGAAGAACAAGCTAAGCAAATGGAATCTCAGCTTAAAGCCGAAGAAATAAAAATTAAGCTACAAAAAATACAAGCAGAGTCTCAACTTAAACAGCAAGAGATGCAAATTGATGCACAAATAGCACAACAGAATTTAGAATTAAAAGCACAAGAAGCTAAAGTAGAGATGCAAATTAAAGCACAAGAGCTTGAAATTAAGAAAGCAGAGCTTGCACTTAAGCAACAGGAGCTTGTATTAGAAAGAGAACAAGAACGAGCAGTTAAAATAGGGAACTGATTATGGGAAAGGGAGAAGAGATAGCAAGGGCTGACCAAGCTAAACAAATTTTAGAACATCCTCTTTATGTAGAGGCTCTGTCCACAGTCAAGGAAGCATTAGTACAATACTTACTTGATACCAAGGTTGCCGAGGAAGTGGAAAGAGATAGATTGTACATAACAATCAAAGCACTGGACTTAGTTAATCAACACATAACTTCAGTACTTGAGACAGGCAAACTTGCTGAAAGGGAGCAAGAAGATTTTTTAACACAGTAGAGGAGATAACCTATGGATTCTGTAGAGAACACCCAAGAAGGTAGATTTGAAAGAGTAAGAGAAGGTTCAGCAGAAGATGCTGCAAACCAAATCCTTAATATGTGGGACTCACAAGAGCAAACCGCAAGCGAGGAAACCGATACCCCTGTTGACGAGGAAGTGGTAGAGGAAACAGAGGAAGCTGAAGAGGTAGAAGAAGAAGCCCCTGAATTAGAAGAAGAAGGACAAGCTGAAGAAGAAACCGAAGAAGAGGTAGCCGAAGAAGAAGAGTTTGATGTAGTAGCGGAAGAAGACTTAAAGTATACTATTAAAGTAGATGGAGAGGAATTAGAAGTTGGTATTGATGAACTTAAGAACGGATACCAAAGGCAGGCTGACTATACTCGTAAGTCTCAGGCACTAGCTGAGCAGCGTAAGGAGACAGAAGCAATTCAGTCCGAGCGTATGCAACTAGAGCAAGAGAGGCAAATGTACGCAAATGGCTTACAGATGTTGCAAGAGCAACAATCAGCCAAACTGAAACCGTTTGAAAGCGTTGATTGGGAAGCATTAAAAGCTGAAGACCCTTATCAATACATGATAAAGAAAGACGAGTACAGAGATGCTCAGGAAAGAGTTACTAATATACAACAACAACAAAACCTTGTTCAACAAGAACAAGCTCAACAAGCTCAACAAGCAAGAGCACATTTTGTTCAACAAGAGTATAGTAAATTAGTAAAAGCCTTACCTGAGTGGAACGACAAAGAATCTACTGTAAAGAAAGATGTACAAGAGTACGCAAAATCAGTAGGCTTTTTACCAGAAGAGATTAACCAGTTAGCAGACCACCGTAGTGTTTTAATAATTAAAAAAGCTATGGAATATGATAAACTAACAACAAAGGTTGCTCCTAAGAAAAAAGCAGTTAAGAAAGTTCCTAAAGTACAAAAGTCTGGAAGAGGAAATTCAAAGGAAGATGTAGCTGCTGAAGCTATTAAGAAAAAGCGTGCAAGGTTACAGAAGTCAGGTAAACAACATGATGCCGCTTCTGTCTTTTATGATATGCTTTAAGGAGATAGGATAATGCCTACGCAATTTAAGACATACGATGCAACTGCAATCCGTGAGGATTTGTCTGATGTAATCTATGATATTTCACCAACAGATACTCCATTTATGTCCAGCATTGCTGGCAAAGGTTCAGTATCTAACACTCTATTTGAGTGGCAAACAGAAGCACTCGCTGCTGCTGTAATTAATAACTACCACGTTGAAGGAGCTGCTGCTGGTACAGCTGCAACTACTGCTACAACTCGTGCGACTAACCAAACACAAATCTCTAAAAAGGTTGTTGAGGTCACTGGTACTCACGAGACTGTAAACAACGCTGGTAAGAAGTCAGAAATGGCTCACCAACTAGCAAAGGCTTCTAAGGAGCTTAAGCGTGATATGGAAGGTTCACTACTAGCTGACAACGCTGCTGCTGCGGGTAACGCATCAACTGCTCGTGAGACTCGTGGTGCTGCTAACTGGATTACTACTAACGTCACTGACGCTGGTACTAGTGGTTCACACGCTGCTATGACTGAAGCTGACGTTCTAGCTGTTGCTGAAGCAGTATGGACACAAGGCGGAGAAGCCTCTACAATCTTACTAGGTGCGACTAACAAGAAGTTAATCACAGCTATGTCAGGTCGTGCTGATGCGGTTCGCTCAGTTGCAGATAACAATATGACTATTCAAAACTCAGTTGATGTATATGTATCAGACTTTGGTACTTACAACATTGTTATGGATAGATTCTGTGACCAAGACGTTGTATACTTCTTAGACCACGACATGTGGTCAGTTGATTACCTTCGTGATTTCCAAACTGTGGACATCGCTAAAGAAGGTGACTCAGAGAAGAAGATGCTTCTAGTTGAGTACGGTCTACGCTGTGGCAACGAAGCTGCTAACGGTAAGATTAGATACACTACTGGTTAATATAACCGACTACCACCCTAGGCAACTGGGGTGGTTTACATTATGGCAATTGATACAAAAATCATAACAAATTTAGATGGAAGTCTTACAATAGCTAGTCAACAAGATGACAAGGTAGTTAAGAAATTAGCCGAGCTAAATACAAAAGACAAGTTCCATAACAAAAACACACAATACAAAGGTGACTCAGTAATGTCACACAAAGTGGCAAGCATACCTCTAATCGTAGTAGAAAAAATGATGAGAGAAGGTATATGGGGAAACCAAGAAAGAATGAAAGTTTGGATGAACGACCCAGCTAACGCTATGTGGCGAACTACTAAAGGAAAAGTATAATGGCATTAAGTACATTTACAGAATTAAAAGATGCAATAGCAGACTGGTTAGATAGGTCAGACTTGACCGCAAGGATACCAGACTTTATTGCACTAGCAGAAGCTAGAATTAATAGGGAGCTACGCATTCGCCCTATGGAAGTAAGAAGTACAATGTATGCTACAGTAGACCAACAATACTTTAACCTACCCGGTGGTTACATTCAAATGCGTAACATACAACTAAACACAAATCCAACGACACCTCTTGAGTACATTACACCAGAGATGTTAGATAGGTTATATGGTAGCACTACAACAGGCAAGCCAAGGGCCTATACTTTGATTGGAGACGAGATTCAACTAGCACCAATACCTGACTCAGCCTACCAGATAGAAATGGCTTTCTACGAGAAATTTACCCCGTTAGGAGATGGCACATCAGGTACAGTCACAAACAACTGGTTGACTGCAAATGCACCAGACGTATTGTTATATGGTGCTCTTATGGAAGCAGAGCCTTTCATTAAGAATGATGAGCGTATACCAGTATGGCTTAATGGCTACAGTAACGCAATAGACAAACTACAAAAGGCAGACCAAAGAGATAGACACTCTGGTTCTGCAATGAGAGTAAGAAATATATACTCTGGAGTTGAAGGTTAATGGCTTCTAGCACTTGGTCAGCAGACTCATCAACTTGGTCAGGCAATTCCTACATATGGAATAACAGTACATACCAAGTAACAGCAACAATGACACAGACCATATTATCTAAGAGTGGTCTAGAAGATACAGTATTCCCTAGGTCTTTGTCTATGGGCAGTAACTATGGAATGTCAGGCACAACAGCACACGTTATGCCAGCATCAGCTACACTAGAAGGTACTAGTGCAGTAGCTAACAGTCAGACAGCACAGCTTCCAGTTAGTGGAACTCTGGCAGGAACAAGTAACATAAAGAACAACGTAAACTTTGAAGAGAGTGGAACGATGGGTATGACAGGTTCTGCCTCAAGTAACAATACCTTCTTATGGAACGATGTAGCGGAAGACACGGATACACTTTGGACAAAGATAAGTGACCCAGATGAATAATAACAGGAGTAAATAATGGCATTAGAAAATGTAAACATAGGGCTTGCTAACTATTGGAAAGTTACTTGTCTTGACAAAGACGGAAACGTCAAATGGGAAGAGAATAAAAAGAACCTCATTACTACAGTAGGTTTGAACCATATTCTAGATACACAATTTCACGCAAGTACACAGAACACAACTTGGTACATAGGACTGAAAGGGGCTGGTACTCCAGTAGCAGCAGACACTATGGCATCACACTCAAGCTGGGCAGAACTCACTGGCTATTCTGGTAACAGAAAAGAATGGACAGAAGGTGCAGCGTCAGGCGGTAGTATGACTAACAGTTCTAGCGTGGACTTTACAATTAACGCAACAGCTACAATTGCTGGTGCTTTTCTAAACACAGCAGCGACAGGAACAGCAGGTACACTATACGGTGTAGTTGACTTTAGTTCTTCAAGAGCAGTAATCTCTGGTGACACACTACAGGTAACGGTAACAGTAACAGCTGCTTCAGCATAAAGGAGTAGAGAATGGCTTTAGAGGATTTAACAGGTACTAAGTACATAGATGACCTCGTAGCGACTAACCCAGCAGCAGGCGATAATGTCTCTGAGGGTGATGACCATATACGAGGAATCAAGAATGTACTGAAGACTACATTCCCCAGCATTGATGGTGCAATAACTGCAACAGATACTGAGCTTAACTATGTAGATGGTGTTACCTCTGCTATTCAAACTCAGATAGATACTAAGGCAGCAACGACTGCGGTAGTAACTAAGACATCAGCCACAGGGTCAGGTGCTCTGCCAGCAGGTACAACAGCACAGAGAGATGGCTCACCTTCTGCTGGATTTATTAGATTTAACACAACAGATACCAGTGCTGAGATTTACGATGGTTCAGCTTGGTCTCCAGTAGGCGGTGGTAACACTACAGACAAAGGTTTGTACGAACACGCACACACCATAGCAGCTAACTATAGCATCACAAGTGGCAACAACGCTATGACTGCTGGTCCGATTACAATTAACTCAGGGGT